CTATAACAAATGCTAAAGGTCAAAAAATAGAAACTTCTTTTTTAAATCCTACTTCTACATATCCTGTTACTGGAGATGAATTACCATTAATTGATTACGTTGATCCTTATGGTGCAGTTGAATATGAAGAGGTTGTTAATGATTAACAATCTTGGATTAGGAACATTTGAAACTTCAGAAGAAACTCTTGGCTCTTTATACGATCAAACTAAAACTGGTTTTTTTGAAGCTGTTGGTGCTACATTTCAAAATGCTTGGAACTACAATCCTACCTCTTCTTTGTTTAGAGTTAAAGAACAAGTACAAGCATATCGATCTAGCAATACTTATCTAAATAGAGATGAGTTAAATAAACAATATGGTCATCTAGGTTTAGTTTTTAAAGAAGATACTAGAGAAGGTGTAGTTGATTATTTGGTTAAAAGAAAAGAAATAGAAATAGAAAGAAATAATACTATTGCTAGAGGACCAGATGGAAAATTAGCTAAAAGTTTTTTCTTTTTAGAATCTATTGGAACAAGTTTTTTAGATCCTATAAATATTGCGGCATCTTTTGTTCCTGTTGTGGGTCAAGCAAGATTTGCAAACATGGTGGCTCGTTCTGGTAAAAATATTGCTAGAATGAAAAAAGGTTTTGTTGAAGGTTTAGTGGGTAATGCTGCTGTTGAACCTTTAGTATTTGGTGTAGCAAAATCAGAACAAGCAGACTACACAGGTTATGATGCTTTTTTTAATATAGCAGCTGGTGGTTTTCTTGGTTCTGCATTTCACACTGGTATTGGTAGACTAGGTGATTACATTGCTGACATAAGAGGTAAACCTAATATTTATCAAAAATTAGCTGCAATATCTCCAGAGAATCAAACTGCTTTATTAAAATATTCTGTTGGTCGTGTACTTAATGGAGAAAAAGTAGATACAGGAAATGTTATTGTTGAAAAAACTAGAATTGGAGATGACCAATTAAATAAATTAGATAGTCAAGTAAAAGAATTTAGAGGTTTATATCAAGATGCTTTAAGTAAAGGAGATAGAAGTTCTGCTAAAATTTATTTGCAAAATATGCGAAACTTACAAAAAACAGAAAGACAAATTTTTGAAGCTAAGAAAAAAGCTAATGATGATGCTAGATTACAAACTGAACGTGATCTTCGTTTAAGAAATTCATCAGAAACTTTAATAGAAACAGAAATAAGTGTAGCAGAAAAAAATACTGCTGAAATAGAATTAGAAGCAGAAAATTTATCTTTAAGAAATACTTTTCATCAACAACAATTAAATATTAAAGATGAAGATTTAATTCCAGAGATTAGACAAGACAAAGCTGAAATTACAAAAATAGATAATTCTATAAAAAATAAAACTAAAATTAGAGATGCTATAGAAGCAGGAACTAATTGCACTAAAAGGAACAGTTAATGGTAACAATAAAAACAATATCAAAATGTTTTAAAGAAATTAAAAGATTAACTGGTGATTTATTATCTGATGATCAAGTTAATCAAATTTTAGATGAAGCTAAAATTAAACTTAATGAAAATGCTTTTCAACAACAACAAGGTAAAACTGATAAAATACTTGCTCAAGAAATTATTAATAATTTTGAATATGAACAAGCTCTTAAAAAAAGAAATTTAGCAGAAAATAATATTAAAGCATTAGACACATATCAAAAAATTATTGATGCTGTAGATATGTCTGAAGGTAAAATGAACGCAGTAGAAGGTGTGGAAGCTATATTAGTTGGTATTCAAAAGTTTTCAAAAATTACTAGAGATTCTATTGGTGCAAAACAAGACACAATAGAAGTTGTTGAAGTCAATAGATTAATAACTGAAATAAATAAATTAGGAGATAATGCGTGGAGAGATTTTAGTGAAGGTCAGATGGATATAGAGATTATGCAAGAAATGGTTGGTATTACAACAGGAGTAAAACAAGCTAAAGACATTGCGATGATTTTAAAAAAATATCAAAATAGTTGGAGAAATAGATTAAATGATTTAGGTGCAAACATAGGTTTGCTAGATGATTGGATTACCAGAACTACACACAATACAGAAAAAATGGCTAATGCTAGTAAAATATCAAAAATTATTGGAGATAATAGAACAGCTTGGGTAGAATTTATAAAAGGAAGATTAGATATACCTAGGACTTTTGCTAATGTCAGCGATCCTGCTCAAATTGATAATATTTTAGGTGATATTTATAACAGTATCATGTCTGGAGATCATTTAAAACATGGTGGTACAAATAGTGTTTATGGAACAAGAAATGTTACTAATCGATTAAACGCATCAAGAGTTTTACATTTTAAAGATGTACAAGCTAGGCAAGAATATAATGTTGCATTTGGCGAACCTTCTTTAAAAGAAAGTGTAATGGGTGTTTTAAGTAATAGTGCAAGAAATATTGCTATTATGCAGGAGTTAGGAACTAATCCTAAAGATACATTAAATAAAATTTTAGCTTTATTAAGAAAAAAATATAAAGATCAAGATTCTAAAATTACTAGACAATTAAATTTAAAAACTTTTGAAAATCAATTTAAAGAAATAGATGGAAGTATTAATGGTATTGGTAATCAAACTTTAGCTACTATCAGTATGGGTGTAAGAACATTGCAGAATACAGGTAAGTTAGGTTTAGCTACTATAACATCATTTGGTGATTTAGCTCAATATATGGGAACAACAAGTTTTCAAGGAAGAGGATTATTCAGCGGTTTATTTGAAGCTCTTAATGGATTATTTAAAACTAATGATAGAGCTGCAATGGAAGTATTGCAAACCACAAGTAATTCTATTCATTCTTTTATGGGTAATAAATATGGTGCTGCTAATGATACTTGGGGTACAATGGGTAAAATACAAAATACATTTTTTAAATGGAATACTTTAAATGGTTGGATTTCAAGTTTAAAAAGTTCTATGGCAGTAGGACTTTCCAGACATTATGGTATGCAAACTGAATTAAAATTTTCTGATTTAAGTATAAGAGAAAGAAATTTTTTAACATTGTATGGTATTGATGATGGTAAATGGAATATGCTTCGTTCTATCAAAACTTTAGATGTTGAGGGAAAAAGATATATGACTGCAGAAGGTGTTAATGAATTATCTGACAATGTAATTAATGCTTATGTAGGTAAAAAATTAAGTCAAAGAGAAATAAGAAACTTTAAACAAGACTTAGAAATTACATGGAGAAATGTTTTAGTAGATCAAACGATGCATGGAACACCAGAACCAGATGCTGCTATTAGAGCTATTACTAATCAAGGTTTAGAAAAAGGTACTCCAATGGGAGAAACAATTAGATTTGTTATGCAATTTAAAAGTTTTCCTATTAGTATATGGAAAAAAATTATTGGTAGAGAATTATATTCTTATGGACCAGATGATTCAAGATTAGCAAAAGTATCAGGTTTAGCAAGTTTACTTATGTTAAGCACCTTTTGGGGTTACATAGCTATGAGTGTAAAAGATATGATTAAAGGAAGATCACCAAGAGATCCAAATAAAAAATCTACTCTAGTTCAAGCATTTGCTCAAGGTGGAGGTGCTGGTATTTATGGTGATTTTTTAATTAATGAATTGCAAAATGAATATGGTAATGGTATTTTTGAAACTGCTTTAGGACCAACTGCTTCTGATATAAAGAAAATTTTTGATATAGTTCAAAGTATGAATGATCCAAAAAAAGCAGGAAAAAAATTTGTACAGTTAGCAGAAGGTAATGTACCTTTTTTAAACTTATATTATACAAAAACAGCTTATGATTACTTAATTGGCTATCAAGTAAAAGAATATTTAGACCCAGGATTCTTTAGAAGAATGAGGGATAAACATGAACAACAAAGAGGTCAAAGTTATTATTTAAAACCATAGACAAAAGGCACATAATTCAATATAGAGAATTAATATGACAATATCATCAACAACAGTAAAAAATTCATATTCAGGCAATGGTAGTAATGACACCTTTGTTTATGGTTTTAAGATATTTGCCAATACAGATTTACAAGTTATCATTAGGTCTG